ACACTGGTATTGAAGCCACGTCAGATAGGTAGTTCTACGGTTGTTTGTGCTTACATGTTTTGGAAGGCTTATACATCAACTACACCACTAACACTAATAATATTATCCTATAAGATTGCGAGTTCTAAACACTTGCTACATATCCACAAAAGGTTTTATCAATACCTACCAGAAACATTGAAAAGACCACTAGATACAGACAATACAACAGAACTATCTTTCAAGGGTGGAGGACGTATCATAGCCGCAGCAGCAACACAAGCTGGTGGTCTACGTAGTCAGACTTGTAGTATGCTACACATCTCAGAATATGCCTTTGCAGAGAATCCAGAAGAACTTAAGGCTACTGCTATCAGTGCATTGAATGATGGACAACTAGTCATAGAGAGTACTGCTAACTATTACAATGATGCACTATGGAAGGAAGTACATAAACATCAGATAGGGGAAGCAGATTGGAACTATCTATTCTTTCCATGGTTTAGTCATAAAGAGTATACAATGGATGACATACCGATAAGTCTGACAGATGAGGAACTGAAGTTACAGGAGCAGTATCATCTGACACTGGGTCAACTGTGTTGGAGAAGGGAGAAGATAAGCAAACTAGGATGGGAGAAGTTTGTACGTGAGTATCCGATGACATTGGATGAAGCATATCGTATAAGTGGGAATACGTACTTTACGTATGATGACTTTGAGCATGTAGATGTTATTAGTGTAAGTCCAGTAGAGTGGGTAACGTTTGAGCCACCGAATCCAGATGATACGTATGCGATAGGTGTAGATGTTAGTGGTGGTGTAGGTAGGGATTATGCTGTAATCTTCTGTATAAGTAGACTGACATTACAGACAGTATGTATCTATAGAAGTAATACAGTAAGTCCGATACAGTTGGCAGATTACATATATGATATGAGTGTGACGTACAACAATGCATTGGTATTGGTAGAGAGTAACAACTATGGGCTGGCAACTATCCAGGAACTGTTGTATCAAGGGTTTCATCGGTTTTGGAAAGATCCACATACCGGTAAGGACTTTCTGACAACGAGTAGAAGTAAGCCATTGTTGTTTGAGAACTTGAAGAAGGGTATACAGACAGGAAGTATACGAATGATAGACAATGTAACGATGACAGAGTTAAGGTCTATTACAGTAGATGAGAAGGGCATCATACGGTTTGGTGATGATGTAGAGAGTCACTGTGACAGTGCAATGGCAATGGCATTGGCATATTGGTGCTTGAATAGTGTTAAGATAAAGCAGAGCGCATATTTGCCGGATTGGATAATCAGTCAGAAAGCAGATAAGCAGTTAAGGACCAGTGGTGTTAGTCCCAGTTTGCATAGGAGGTATTGATGATTCGATTGTTTAATGAAGATTGTATGGAAGCGTTTGCTGGTATAAAAGACAATGAGTATGACATAGCAATTGTTGATCCACCGTTTGGTATAGGGAACTTTGTACAACAGTCAACATCTGATGGAAACTGTAGAGGTAAAAAAGTAACTTGGAATGACAGCACACCTACAGAAACATACTTTGCAGAGCTTCGTAGGGTAAGTAAGCATCAGATTATATTTGGTGCAAACTACTACAACAGTTTTAGTGGAAAGCATGGTGCGATTGTTTGGGTAAAGAATCAACCAATGCCCAACTTTAGTAAGGCGGTAATAGCCAGTTGTACATTTCACAAGAAGATTGAGTTGTATCAGCAGACATGGACCAACTTTGTAGCTGATGGTCGATGTACAAAGCATCCATGTGAAATGCCAGTAGACTTGTATATGTGGTTATTAGAAAGTTATGCTAAAAAAGGAAACAAGATACTTGATACACATTTAGGGTCTGGGTCTATTGCAGTTGCTTGTCACAACCTGGGATATAGTTTAGATGGATATGAGATTAATGCAGAGTACTTTGATGCTGCACAGAAAAGATTACATGAACATCAACGTCAACTTCAATTGTTTGCATAGGAGGTATTGATGAGTCAAGATTTATCGGTGTGTGGTGTATGTGGATGTGACCCATGTGATTGTCATGGTGTAGTAGAGTTGGTAGATTTAAAATACAAAGTCAAGGACAAGTACTTTACAATCTGTGTACCCAAAAGGTTTGTAGACATTTATCGAAGCATGTATAGGTACATAGAAGTAATGGAAGCAGATGGAAGTATGGTAGTGTATAATAGTGTTGTTGTTGAGGGTAAAAACAATGAGAACAAATAAAGAGTGCGTTGCACTAATCAAGACAGTACTAGACGAGCACAACCATTTTTGGGATGGTCAACGTGCAGAGATGAAACGATACAGAGATGTGTATGAGAATCGTTTTTGGCAGTCTGAGTATATGGACGACACGATGATACGGGTAGAAACCAGTGACTGCTTTAGTTATGTTGAGGGTTTTATTGCTTCTTTATTTAGTCGTAACCCTGCTGTGGTTGTTGCAAAAGATGCGTCCATAATAGATGGAAATGCCAAGATGGCACAAGCTGTTGTAAACCGTTTTCTGTTTGACAAGCGAGAGCAATTAGAGATAGCCAGTAGACTCGCATTGATTTATCCTTCAAGTTTCCTCAAACTTTCCCCAACCGATAGTACGGATATGCTTGAGAAAGTGTCTATTCGTGCTATCCCTTGTTGGGAGATTATTGTAGACATGGATTCGAGTAGTTGGGAAGAGCAACGGTATATAGCACATACGTATTACTTGTCGATGCCAGAAGTAAGACAGAAGTTTGGGTCCAAGAAGTTTACGTCTATACCCAAGGTAGATTACTTTACACCCCAAGAGAAGTACACAGGTGTATCTGAGGACTTGCCGGATGATTACTTGTACATCCAGGTAGTAGAGTTTTATGACCTTGCGTATGACAAGTTGTATTTTTGGAGTCCGAACTATCGTGATGGTGGTGAACTGTTAGAGAAAAGCGACATACCGATTCGAAGTTATGACGACAAACCTATGAGTCCTATCTGCCCATTGTTTTATGCACGTAAGCCAGAGAAGCCTATGTGTGGCATGAGTGCTGTGTGTAGGGTGTACGACCAGTTCTATGAAAAGAACATCCTCAGAACGTATTGGGCAAATGCTGTACGACGAGATTCTAGACAGTACTTGTACAAAGAAGGGTCATTGGATGAAGAAGCATTGGCCAAGATTACTGCTGGTGTGGATGGAGCAATGATACCGGTGGATGAGCCTGTGCTGGATGGGATTATACGTGCAGTGGGTGTTGAGCCATTGAGTGGCAACTTCGACAGATACCTTAACTACATCGAACAAGACATCAATCGCGGTAGTATTCTAGCCCCATTCTCTAGAGGGGAAGCCACCAAAGCAACTGCAACAGAAGTTACAGCCCTAGCCCAGTATTCAGCATCTGAGATTGGTAAGTTGGCACGTGAAAGGGACAATGCTATTGAAGTGATTGCAGTTACCTACTTGCGTATTGTGTCTTTACTTGCTGAAGATAAAGAACAAGCTGTGATTGAAGTAGATGGATTGCCCAAAGTGATTACAGTAGAGGACTTGGATGCCAAGTTTAAGATTGTAGCATTGGATCAAAGTAGCACTCCACTTTCAGAAGCCTTGAAACGAACCAATCTGGTACAACTGTTGCCAGTACTGACACAACTTGGTGTACCACCGGAAAAGATTAAGGAAGAACTGATTCGTATTTATGACTTACCCGAATCCTTTTTAGAAGAAGTTGCTGCACCACCAGCACCACCACAAGGTATGGGAGGAGCACCTCCACAAGAAATGCAGACCACACCAGGCGACATAGGCGCACAAGGTGAACTACCATCTGCCCAACTAACACAAATGCTTAACAAACAGAGATAAAAATGCCCCTATATACATTCCGATGCCATGTTTGCACTAAGGTTCATGAGGAGATTGTAACTTTTGCCGACTATGAAAACGACAGTTTACCGAAAGTATGTGGTGCTGATACATACGAACAAGGTTGTGGTGGTGATATGTATCGTGTTATAAGTGCCCCAAAGCCACACAGTAGTTGGGAAGGTACAGGCAAGCATGGTGCTGGTGGATACTTCTCGAAGGCATTGGGTAAACATGTGTCCAATAAGCACACTGAGAAAAAGATTATGGAGTCTAGAGGGTTTGTTTGTGAAGCAGACTTGCCTAAAGACCGATGGGACAGTGCAGTAGAAACACAGAAAGAACGTGTACTGGTACAAGATAAATCTATAGAAACATATACAAGTGCCATAAAAAGTGGTAAAACAAAAGAGGAAGCCGTTGTTGCTGCTTTTCCAGCAAAAGATGCAGTTAGTGGCAAACTAGATAAAACCTGGGGGAACAAATGAAAGAAGAAGATATGAACATGGGACAACCATCTATGGAAATTGACGTAGAGATTGATCGTGCAGAAAGCGATGAGGAAATGGACTTTGAGGAAATGGCCCCCAAAGGTCGATTCACAGCAAAAGCATTGAACAACTTGGTCAAAGCTACCAATCGTTTGTTGCCATTGTTTGATCAAACTCCAGACTATCCATCATTTGATGGTGACATTACAGAATTCCCAACTGAGTTTGTACGTGTCTTGGCAATGTTTCAAGGTGCTGCTGAGGATGCTATCGAAGAAGGTCTTGTCGATGACGAGTACAGTATAGACTTCGATGGGATTACTGGTGATGCCAACGTACAAGTACTTGCTGGTAAGGTCAACAAGTTAGCCACAGACAAAGGATTTAAGAGATACCTTAAGTCTATGCCAAGCGATGAATCTGAAGAAGGTGAAGAAATGGCTATGGCAGATGATATGTCAGAAGGTATGGCTGAAGGCGATATGGATGCTTTATTTATGGATAGAATGTAATGCCAGCAAAGAAAGGACTATACGCAAACATTCATGCCAAGCGTAAACGCATAAAGGCTGGAAGCAAAGAAAAGATGAGAAAGAAAGGTAGCAAGGGCGCACCATCTGCTGCTGACTTTAAGAAATCTGCAAAGACTGCAAAGAAACGTAAACCAACCACAAGAAAAAGGAAATGAAAATGAATAACACTACCTCCGGTACGGAGACTGTTGAGACTGTAGAAGAAAATGTAGAAACCAATGAAGTAGAAGCAGAAGAAGTAGAGACTGCTGAAACTGACACAGATGATAGTGTTGATGTTGGTGAAGAAGAATTAATGACCATAGAAGAACTGTTGGGACTCAATGAAGAAGATTACGAT